CATGACTATGCATGTAACAACAATGAAACATACGAACTTCATCTGATATCCAGTAAAAATTCCGGAGACACTACGTGTCTCCTTGAAAAAGCAAGATATCATCAGTAAGTATGATTTACACATAGTGTTACAGCGTGAAAAACCCATAGGGAAAAAGTGGCGGCCCGTCCACCGTGTCTTTTACGAAAAAAGATTCACTTTTACTTTTATTTAGTATCTAGATTTATGGTCCAGAAGGATAATTGGCATAAATATATAGAGTTGGCACATTAATAAAATAATGTAAAGAAAAATCAGTACCTGCAGCTACATATGTTTTAAGCCATGAATGACCATTACCATTTACAACAGTATCAGTATCCAATGTAAATATAAGAGCATTATATTGAAATGCATCACGTTCAGCTCCATCATCTAGAGTAGGAGCATGTCCTACAAGAGGATAACAATAATTAAATTTGCAATTTGAATACATAGGACATTGAACATTTATGACAGGATTAACAGTACCATCTGAAGCAGCCATACCAGCACAACCTGCTGTAGAATTTATTAGAAAAGATCTGGCACTACGATTAGCATTTGCATTAAATACATTAGTAATACCTGCATTTATTACTTGAGCACTATCTAATTGATTAAGTTTTCTAACAGAAACATCATGAACAGTTCTATTACCTGCACCTGTAAGTTGAAATGAGTAATTTATAGAACCACGGTAACAAAGAAATGCATTCATAATATATGTTAAATATACAAAATTAACATAAGCATATGAAAATGATCCTGATCCTGCTTGATTATATGCATTATAATAATATTGAGCATAACCTGGAGATGGTGGCATTTTGAAAAATTGTTTCCATAATAAAGAAAATGTACCTGTAGATCTAGCTGTAAAATAAGGATCAAAAGATAATAAATTATAACGTCGTAATAAAGTACGGAGTGACCTAATATTTTCACCAAAATGTACTTTATATTGATTATCTGCAGTAACATTAGATTCAGGACATATAGCATATTCATCAGATTGTGGGGCATATGGACTCAAAGTATGATTATTATCAACTTCAACAGGGTTTGCTAACTCTAAATTAGGAGCAGCTTTAACAAAAACCATCACATCTATCGATGAGGATGCAGCAGGTGAAGTTAAAACGTTAAGCACACGTAATGTAATAACACCATTATCGAATCTGTTGTCATAAGGATATGTGCCAGGTGACGAATTTGTACCCCAACCTCTATTGGCTAGAGTATAAGCATCTGAACGACAATTTAAAAATTGAAAAGCTTGTTGATAAGGTACACGAAATTCAACAGAATTAGTTTCCCCTATATCTACAATAGCAGTTTGAACAATATTAGAGTGATTCGTAGTGTTTATAATATTTGTTCCTAATGTACCAGAAGGATCAAATGAAATACGTAAACGACCTTTATGATATTTAGAGGCAACAATTTCAAATTTAAAAATAATATCTCCTCTCCAATCACCGAAAAGATATGATATAAAAGCCATTGGCGTCATATATAATTTAGCACTAGCTTCATTCGTAATATCATATAGATGGGGATTGACTCGAGACCAAAATAATAAATCATCAACATTATTTGCGGTGGTCCAAGTACATTGTGTTAAATAACTTTCACGTTGGAGGATTGGGCTAATCATCATTTCATCTTCTCCACCATTATCATATACAATCCTAGGATCAATAGATAATTCATTCTTAGGATCCAAAGTTAATTTTTCAACAGGGTAAGATATCTCTGAAGAAGCTAATTTAGGTAAAGGTTCTGGTCTAAATGGATCTGTATCCTTAATATTAGGCACATTTGTATAACCAAAAAGAGAAGCTATTGCAGAAACTGCAGAAGCTCCTATTTTAGTGGCCGTTGCAAAGGGTCCTATAATCGGTATACGTTCAAAATATTGAGCATACCTAGCAACTGTTGATGCTGGTTTAGATATAGTACCACTAGCTTCATATTCATCAGATTGTGCTGCATATGAAACTGTAGCACCTGACAATTCAATATTTTCAAACCAAGCATAAACTACAACTGTAGCATCAACACCACCTAAACCTTGAGCATTTCTCAAAGGGGAAAATATAGAAAATACTAATTCTCCCATATTAGATAATTCAGAAGCCAAAGATAATCGTTGCAAATTTGATTGAATGAGAAATGGTAATTTTAAAGTACCCCCAGATGATGTAGCAGGATCTAACCAAATATGACTACGTTGAGAATGCAATATCAATTCTTGGTTAGCAGTTCCAGCTACTATAGTATTAGGTTTATCCAGTCTAGGGCGATAATTCATAATCATACGCCCATAATAGAAAGGTGTACAATTTATAACAACTTTGACATGCATATCACCTCTCATAAATGCATAATTATTGAGTTTATTTTGAACTGCAGCATTAGTTGCCCACAAATTCCAAGGATAAATGGTTCTAAATACTCCACGCACGTCAGCCTCTAACCAAGTAAATTGGTCTATTCTAACTGGGCGTCGAAAGAAATTGGCTAATGAAGTTGAATCGGTCATATCATAATTCGCAAATTTAGATAATGTAGTGTGACCTTCTTCTTCACCTTTTTCTTCATCAATAAAAGTTAATATTTCGTGTGTATCTGATTGAGATACCCAGGATCTATCACTATATTGATCTTCCAGTGTCTGATACACTGGTAACCCCCTCACAACGGGTGAGGGATCCGATACAAGATCTAGCTCTTGTACGCAGCATTTCGACCATATTCGGGGTCGAAGTCCTGAAAAATTTTCTCCAATTCATTATACGACTTAAAAGCTGATTAGACTAATAAGAAGGATCTAAGTTGCGATATATATAGTGATCGGTTATATATATACTTAGTTTAATGTCATCACGGACTAGCATAGATATTCTTCTATATCTAAACTACGAGTATAAAAGTCTTGTTTAAGACTCTCATATGTGGGTAAGGTTGAATCTCTTACCCAGTCTTGTAAATTAGCTCTCTCTATTAATTTAATAAAATACTCTCTACGATCAAGAAATTTTTCTTTTCCATAAAAGAAATATTCTCTTAATGCAGTTTCAATAACACAAATAGAATGTGCTTCAGGAGCTAATACACCATTATCTAAATACGATGTTAACATTTTGTGTATAGAAGACTCTTCCAATGGAGCCACTATAGTTCCAATATCACTATCATATCTAAATGATCTTTTTAGAAACGAAGAATCCTTAATATTAATATATGGAATACTCTCCGCTTCTTTATCTGCCATAGTATATTCTACACCTATCAGCTTCATAGCAACACTAATCCGCGTATGGGTGAAATTAGGGCAATCTTGAGAAACACACATTATATTGTCATCTCCATATGTAGCTAAATTAACATTACGTTTAAAAGTATCTAACTCTTTTCCAGAAATAATACTATAAGCATACCTCATATATAAACTATTAACCAAACAATTAATTATAACGGTCAAGGGATGTCCAGATGGATTCCCCTGAATCTCTATAAGATCTCCGTTAAAGTCTATATTAGGAAAAGCTGTGTCAAATGATATACACTTTAATATAAGAAGATCGTTGTCATTCCAACCAGCTTCTTTTGCTAGTCTTATAAGAATATTAAAAGCTGATAAAATAAATGGAGCAGCCATTCTCTTATCAAATTTACCATAATCTCCAGCAATAATTCTATCTTCACCATGTTGTATCAAATATTCATATAATCGATTCCATACACTAGATTATGCAACTATTCCAGGCATTGCCTCAAATATAAAAGGATTATTTTGTATTAAGCGTATATGAGATAATAAATATCTGCGAACAACCACCGACCAAGCAAACTCTCCTCCGGTAAAAACTCTAGTTTTCCCAGATAGAATTTTCTTTGTAGGAGTTGATTCATCTTTTAGATGACCACAAAATTGTGCATGAAATCTCATGCCCTTAGAATAGCATTCTTCAATCATATTAATTCTTTCCTGAATAACATCATCAAGTTTCGTAATATGATTATTTTCGTCAAGATATATGAAATTTTTCTTGCTTTTCTTAAAGGGATTTCCAGCACTAGTCGATATATTCAATCTATCAACAAAAGTTACGCCTGCTACCCCATTTAATGCAACATCTTGAGTATAAACCTCTAACATTTTAATTTTATCTCCTAATAAGGATACAATATCATTATAAAAAGCATCTTCACATAACTTCAATTTGCTATTTTCAAATGAGTGTATAGGCGTAACCATATCAGATAAAGCAATATGCCAAGGTTTCCAAGTCATATCTGGAGCACCACACTTATCTTCGTATTCATCTTTGACAAAAGAATTTATATAAGTTTTAGTAACTTTAGATTTATGCTTTGGTCTATACCCAGCAAAGCTACCTAAAATAGTAGCCGTACCTTTAGGTATCCATCTCAAAGTGGATTTTGTATGAATTGGAACTAAAGTTCGTTCATAACCTGGAGCACTGATTGGTATAACACCCATATCAACTTGAACTTCAAATTGGGATGTAATAGATTCTATCATACTCTGTGAAATATGTTGAAAAAATACATCTCTAGAAGAATTACCAGCTGTATGACTACCAAGAAGTACTTGTGAATTGCCTATATTGCCTATGCATATTAAAC